TTGGACATATGCAGAGTTAGCAAACGAGTACGGTGTGCCATTTCAAAGAACATATACTTCTTTGGACAATTACTTGTTTACTGGATATAACGATTACGAAGATTTGAAAAACAAGATTTCAAAAGATTACAGATATGATACAGATGGTGCACTTGTAAAAACATATGTAACTTTTCAGTATACAGAATTGGGGGCAAACCAAACTTATTTTTATTTTACAAAAACAGAAAGACCGTCTAGAGATGGAGTCCTTGTTCCTGGATCAGACTGGATGACAACAAAATATGAGGTTGTGGATAATATGATTATATATCCACCAAAAGGTGTAGACTTTAATGATTTATCAATTGTGACGCATATTGAAATAAATGTCAAAGATTCGGAAGTTAATAATGTTGAAATTAAAAAACTTTCTTATGCATCTCAAGCACTTAATGAGTCGGACTCTAGTCCAATAGGAACAAGATTTGGAACACCCATATACCCATATACTAAGACTGGAATTTATTATGACTTTAAAAAAGACAATCCATTTTCAATTTATACAGGATCATCCCCATATCTCTATTTAACAAAAACAAGTGGAATTCAGTTAAAAGGAAAATATGATCCACATGTAAATCGTGGCCTTTTGATTCCAGTAAATGAAAGCAGGGCTGAAGGATTTAAGATCATAGCAATGCAGATGGCAGTAAGATTTGATGGAGACTACTTTCCATATGCACCAACACAAATATTTGAAATACAAAGTAAAGATTCTTATATAAAGTTTTATATGGTTGCCAGCGATCCTACTGGAAGAAGAGCAAAAATTTATGCAATAGATGCAAGAACAGGCCTTGTTCAAAATGGTATTGGTTTTTATTGGAATGGTAAAATTGTAAAAGAGCCAGTTCTTACTCTACAAGAGTGGGGATTCCTTGGAATCAACTTTTCAAACAGTCTTAACTTTTCATTTTTTGAGGGTGCGGTAAGACTAACAGGTCCATTATTGTTTAATAGCATATCCTATTATCAGTCTACGAATTTACAAGAAGTCCAGAGTATATCTGAAAGACCTTGGTTTAGAGTAAAGGTTCTTGGATCTTACGGTCTTGACTGGGAATTTTGGGATAATGGCTCATTTAACTGGAACAAAGTCCTTGTTTTGTCAGAAACTAGTTATTATGGGGTAAACCCATCAGACGTATATAAGAGTTATACAGGAACAAATAAGATTATTGTAGATGATAGTCGACCAATTAGTATTGGGCAATACTCTTATACTGTGTTTACTGACATAAATTGGAATCAGTTCGTACAAGATCCAGTATGATATGGTATACTTATGGATATGGATTCACTAATAGACCCAAAAACTGGTCAACCAATTGTAAAAAATGTTAGACGACAAGTCATTGAAAAGAACTATGACTGGGGCCTTTATGTGTACAAGAAGGCAAATGGTAAATGGTTTACAGATGGAAATGGCTCAGTGCTTAATATTCCCTCAGACAAAAATGACATTTCTAGAATTGCAGAATTAAAAAAGACTGCAATGTATTATGGTGATCCAGGAGACGGTACATGCGTATTTGTACCAGGTTTGACAAGAGTAAGCGAAGAAGAATACTCAGAGCAAGTTGACAGATTAAAGGCTGGACTTATTCCTTCTCTAAACGATCTTGGCGCTGTTCAGGCAGCAAAAGATACTATTGCTAAATATGGAGACGAGGACTAATCATGCAAGATAATGAATACGAAATCGGTGCAAGAATTGATGAAGCAGCAAAGAAAGACGATACGTTTGCAAAGTCTGATCCATTTAATGGCAACTGGGAAACGTTAAAAACTTTAGATGGTTTGGATGCAAACTTTAAAAGACGTACAAGCAGAATGTCAACCAAAATGGTTGAGCCAACAACACAATACACAACTGCAGCACTTGCTGGAAAAAGCGGTATTGATGGAGCACAGTCAAAAGAGATAAACCCAGGACTAGTGTATGTAAATGGCTACGGAATGTTTGACGTAATTACACCACCATGGAATCTTTATGAATTAGCAAACTATTACGACACATCATTTGCAAACCACGCTGCCATTGATGCAAAGGTTGAAAACATCGTTGGACTTGGATATGAGTTTAAGGTTTCTCCAAGAACAATGATGAGACTTGAAGCATCAGAAGATAACAGTGCAACACAGAAGGCACGAAAGAGAATTGAAAGAGCAAAAATTGAGATGCGTGATTGGCTAGAATCTCTAAATGATGACGACTCTTTTACAGCCACAATGGAAAAGGTTTATACAGATCTTCAATCAACAGGTAATGGTTACTTGGAAATTGGAAGAACAACTCGTGGAGAAATTGGATACGTTGGACACATACCAGCAACAACAATGCGAGTACGAAGAATCAAGGATGGATATGTTCAAATCATTGGAAACAAGATTGTTTACTTCCGTAACTTTGGAGCAAAGAATCAGAACCCACTAACAACAGATGCTAGACCAAATGAGATAATCCACTTTAAGCAGTATTCACCTCTAAACACATTCTACGGAGTGCCAGACATTATGTCGGCGATTAACTCACTACATGGAGACTCTCTTGCTTCACAATATAACATTGACTATTTTGCAAACAAAGCAGTTCCACGATACGTTGTAACATTAAAAGGTGCGAAACTTTCTGGAGATGCAGAAGACAAGATGTTTAGATTCTTGCAGACAAGTCTCAGGGGGCAGTCTCACAGAACGCTATATATTCCACTTCCAGGTGATAGCGAAAACAATAAAGTTGAATTTAAAATGGAGCCCATCGAAGACGGTATACAGGACGGCTCATTTAAAGAGTATCGTAAGCAAAACCGTGATGATATCCTTGTAGCACATCAAGTGCCACTATCTAAACTTGGGGGTGGCGATTCTGGATCTATTGCAGCAGCACTTGCACAGGATCGTACCTTTAAGGAGCAGGTTGCAAGACCAGCCCAAAGACAACTTGAAAAAATGATCAATAAAATCATTCGTGAAAAAACAGACATTATTGAATTTGTGTTTAACGAGTTAACACTTACTGACGAAATTGCTCAGTCTCAAATCCTTGAGCGTTATGTTAAGAATCAGATCATGACTCCTAACGAAGCAAGAGTTGTTTTGGATATGCCACAGAGAGATGGTGGCGATGAGGTCTTAGATCTAAGCCCAGCAGCATCGGCGGAAGCAAGAACAACAAGATCAAGAGATGCAGAAAGAACAAATACAAATTCTGACAGCACCTCAACAGTTGCTGGCAGGGCACCAAAGGGAGAGGGACGACAAACTCCATAATGTCCAATATGTCCAATATGTGATATATGTATAAAAGGGGGTTTATAATATAATGGTGAGCAATGTATCCAAAGCCCATTGGAATTCAGATGGGGAAAATCTTCGTCTTTCAATGCCTTTTAACAAGGTAGATAAAGAGCGTCGTATCGTTTCAGGTTTTGCATCACTAGACAACCTTGACAAGCAAATGGATATTGTTACATCAGAAGCATCAATGAATGCGTTTGCAAAGTTTCGTGGGAACATCAGAGAAATGCATCAGCCATTAGCAGTTGGCAAGATGGTTAACTTTAAAGAAGATAAGTATTTCGATCCAGAAACAAAGAAGTTCTACAAGGGTGTATTTGTTTCAGCATATGTATCAAAGGGTGCACAAGATACATGGGGAAAAAGTTCTAGATGGAACTTTGACTGGTTTTTCTATTGGTGGACGAATGAACAAGTGGGATGACGGTTATGATGAGAAGTCAGACTCACAGATTAGAATTATTAAAGATTATGATTTGGTTGAGTTGAGTCTTGTAGATTCCCCAGCAAATCAGTTTGCAAATATTGTATCAGTTGAGAAGGTTGATGGCGTAGATGTTATCAAGGCAGACTCAACAGTGCTAGAAAATGTTTTTTACGATAAAGAAAGTGGAATTGTTATATCATCTGAAAACGAGTCAGAACTTAGCCCCGTTACTGGAGAGCAGATGGAAAATATAGGGTTCGTTGAAAAAACGGATGATGAAAAAACAACAATGATAAAATTCTTAGTTGATAGTGCTAAAGGCATTAATACTTCTAAGATTAACAAGGAGGTACAACCTATGACAAAATCAAAAACACAAGTTGAAAAGACAGATGTAGTTGAAG